TTGTAAAACAGGTAATTGCACAAGTGGAGGTGTAGACACTTGTATTACAAATTGTCCTCCTGATTTAGCAGGTCCTGTTAGGCCAGTAAATCCCGTAGGTCCTAGTCCTGATGGTCCATATGGTCCCAGTCCATATGGTCCTAGTCCCGTAGGTCCTACTCCTGATGGTCCTGTAGTTAATCCAGTTGTACCACCTGCTGCTCCGCAAGTAGGAATATTTTCAAACTTATCAACACTACAAGTCGTTACACTTAGTGTTGGAGCTATTATTATTTTGGCTTTATTAATAATGATAGTTAGAAATATGAAGGCTAGAAGATCTATGTCCTTCTATTAAAATTTATATCTCAATTAAGACATAAATTTAAAAATATACCCACCGGCTGTTTTATTTTTTCCATTACAACAATTTTCTATACTTGTTCTTTCAATATTTGTTTCTTTTGTTGCTTCTGCGACAGATTTATATCTTTTTATTTCAGTCTGTGTGGCAATATCATATTGTAAAACTATTCTAGATCTTATATTCACCGAAGATTTATTTTTTTCAGAACTTATAGTTTTTCCTTGAGCTTTTAAACATAAATTTGTTTTTTGATGAGCACGTAAATTATTTTTATGTTTTATTTTTTTATTACAAAATTCACACGTTACTTCAGTTTCAACTTCTTTTATCTTTTTATTTCTACAATTTTTACATTGAGATCTAAGTGACGCACCTGTATGTATTCCAAATTTTTCTACAGGTAATATTAAACTACAATCAGTACACTGTTTTGAATTTACCAAACCATTTTTTTTATTGTAACATAAAACACATGTGTCATACATTTCTTTATCATTTATCTTGTAAAAATTTTCATATGTTAACATATTTTTACAATCTAAACACTCTTTTTTATTGTAGTTTTGATTTTCTTTTATCTTGATTCTAAGCTCTTTTGCATATTTATTATAGCATATCTTGCAATTACTTCTATATTTTTTATTTTTATATGTTTCATTCTGTTCTTCGTTAGTTAAATCAAAATCTTCTTCTCGAATATTTTCATCTCGAAAATAAAATTTGTATAAAGGTTTTGCAAGAAGACATCTAGAACATTTTTTTTTATCTGTTCTATTATTGTCTATAAATATTAAGTTAGGTGCTGGAGAACTTTCTATTTCTTTAGTATCATTTTTATCTGATAATTCGATAAAATTGTCTATGTAATCAGTTATCTTGTCTAAACATTCAATTTTAAACCATTCATTATTTAAAGAAATTCTATATTTCTCAAATAGTTCCTGAACTAATCTTTCTAAAATTTTGTTAAATCTGGTATACCAAATTTTATGTAAAATAAATTTAGTTGGAGACGCATTATTAAATTCTTTCATTCGTCTATGTATATCATCTGATTGGCCCACTTTAAATTCCTCTTTGATATGTTCAGACATAACTATATAGACACATTCTCCTATTTTATATTTTCTTCTATTACTATATTCTTTATTTTCTGCTTCTAGCTCTTTATTTTTATTCTCCAATTCTTTATTTTTGTCTAATATACTTTGTACTTGGTATTCTCCTTTTTTTCTTAAAGATGGAAGTATTTCTCCACATACTACTTCTTGAAATTTTTGTGCTACAGGTTTGTTTGAACGCATAATTAATTTATAAACCGCAGGTTCAGATAACATAATCATATTTTGACTATTATAAGACGACTTTACATTTTGTAAAGTCATCCATTTTTCTGGTATATTTCTTAATGCATTTGTAATATTTGATAATTCTAAGATATCACATATATCTTTCGCTACAAAACATGGTTCATTATAAGAACCAAAAACTCTAATTTCTTTATTTTCAAATTTGAAAGTTTCATCAATTTGTTTTATTAAATCCATTTTATATTATAAATACATTTCTTTAAATTTGAATTATTTTTTTTTAATATGTTAGAAAAAAATAATTGAACTTAATTTTAAAAATTGATTTTAAATTTTAAAAAACAAACTTAATTTATAATATAATGGAAGAAGACGTTCGAGATTTAGATGAAATTATTTTCGGTATTTTATCCGAAAAAGATATTAGAGATATTTCTGTTTGTGAAATAGATAATCCTAAGTTAATAAGTGGGGATAAAAATAGTGGAGCATATGGAACTGTTTATGATCCCCGGATGGGGCCTATAGAAAATAATAAACCATGCGAAACATGTGACATGGACATTTGGAAGTGTACAGGACATTTCGCATATATTTCTCTTAATGAAAGTATAATTCATCCTTTATTCTATAAAAGAGTAGTTGACTTTTTAAGGTGTGTATGTATTAAATGTAATAGTTTATTGATTACAAAGGATCAAATAAAGCTAAATAATTTAACAAAAATAAAGTCGACAAAAAGATTTGATAAAATATTGGAAAAAATAGAAAAGATTGATATGTGTCCTAAATGTTCTCATCCTCAACCTGATATTAAATATAACTCTACCGATAATAATATTTCGATGGTTTACAAGCAAAAAGATAAAGGAAAAATAAGCATAGTAATTCCTGTTGATGATATTAAGAAAACTTTTGAAAATTTAACCGATGATAATGTTCGATTATTAGGATTTGATCCAGCTTTAGTACATCCAAAAAGTTTAATAATGACACTATTTCCAGTTATTCCTTACTGTGCCAGACCATTCGTTTTAGCGGATGGTCAAACATGTGACGATGATTTAACAATTCAAATAGTTGAAATTATAAAAGCCAATAACCATTTAAAAATGGAAGATGGAATTCCTTTGACTGATACAAAAAGACAAAAATATATTCAAACTCTTAAATTTAGAATATCCACATTTTATAATAATTCACAAAGTAGAGCGAAACATACTACTAGTGGTAGACCTATAAAAGGTTTAAAAGAAAGAATAACCGGTAAAGAAGGATTAATTAGAAATAATATAATGGGTAAACTTTATTAGCCCATGTCTTATTAAAATTAAGGCAAGTTAGCGCTATGGCTAGCAACGTATTCAAATTGCGGGAAACTCCAACTTAAATTAATTTGTATTTAACTACTAAACTATTAAAGAAATTTAATAGTGGCTTAAGCTAATAACTTAAGGTATAGTAAAAATGTTAAATATAAAAAGGACAATTCGCAGCCAAGCTCCTAAATCCGTATGCTCTTTGAGCATAATAGTAAGGGTATATTCCTCTAACAAATAGAGGTGGAGAAGGTTCAACGACTAAATGGATACGGGCATGAGAGGATTAACTATTCTCTATGATTGCTCAAGATATAGTCTAAACCCATCTGAGAAGATGTTTGATTTTAGATTTCATATTCCCATAGCATAGGATATGTTATCGATATTCAAAAAACGTTAGATTAAAGGATTAAATACCTTTAAAAGTTTGGTATAATTGAAAAGATGTGAATTTACAGGGAGAACTGTTATAGGTCCCGACCCTACGTTAAAAATGGGACAATTAGGTATTCCAAGAATAGTAGCTAAGACATTAACCATGCCTGTTCAAGTTACAAATTTTAATTATGAGTATCTAAATAACCTAGTTAATGAAGGTAAAGTAAATATAGTTAAAAAGAAAGATGGTGAGAGAATTAATATTCACCACCACATATTTAATAAAGGAACAAGATTAAATCACGGAGATATTATTATTAGAAAAGACGAAAAAACAGGCGAAGAATATGAGTTTGAAAATAATAACGGAAAAGAAGTTCTAAAACATGGTGATAAACTCAAACGAAGTGGAGAATTAGTAAAAAATATTAGATACCCTGAAAAAAGATTATATCATCTGAATATCGGTGATATTTGTGAAAGACAACTTCAAAATGGAGATATAGTTTTATTGAACCGCCAGCCTACTCTTCATGTAGGGTCGATGATGGCTCAAGAAATTGTAATTCACGATGGAAAAACTTTCAGGTTCAATTTAAGTATAAATAAGAGCTTTAACGCGGATGAAAAATGGCATTATTAAACGAAGATAATAAATTTAAAGAAATAAAAAGTATTAATAAAATGAAACTTGATGAACTATTAAAACAAAAGCATCCAGTAAAAACACCTGGCCAAAAAAAAGTAGAATTAAATGAGGTCTACGCAATTATATATAGAATTTACTGCATTCCAGAAAAAAAATCATATATTGGTCAAACTTATAGTCATGAATATAGTCGTCTTACTTTAATTAAAAAAAATATTTTAACACGTTGCAAACATCACTATAATGATAAAAGTTTAGAAGTAAATAAAAATAAACCCTTATACATAGCTTTAACAAAATATTCTCCAGAACAATTTATCGTATATGAAGAAGAAAGATTATATAATAAAGATATTGCAGATATAAATCAAAAAGAAGGAGAATATATGGTAAAATATAATACACTTTCTCCAAATGGTTATAATATAGAAGAAATAGGTAAAAAGTATTCTAAGTTATTTAAAGATATAAGTGTGTTGTATAGTTTTGAAATCAAGAAATATGAGTATATAGATAAAACTCGTAATAGAAGAGTTAAAGATGTATGTGGTGGAACATTTTTTAACTTAAAAAAAGAAGAAATTAATCCGAAAAAAACTCTAGAATTGCTAAAACCACTTGAGATTGAAAATATATCATTAGTAAATTCAAATGGTATAAGAATTATTGTAAAACTTAAAAATGAAAAGGATAATATACGAATTTATTTTTCAGGTTCAAATGAAGAATGTCTTGAATATGCTAATAAGATAACCGATAATATTGTAATATCTCCAAGTTTTGTCGGTAAAGATTCGTATAAATATCAACCAAAAGTAGATAAAGTTTTAGAGGATAAAGATGTTATCACAACAATAACAGGTAAAAGTTATCATAACAATTCAAGAAATAGCGATACATTTTTAATTATGGTCTCTGGATTAAAAAATAAAAGAGTTCAAACATTACATAGAATATCATTTGGTGGTAAATCTGTCGATATAAAAGATAGTTTTAAAATTGGAGTAGATTTTGTTGAAAGACTAAAGAAAGAAATTAATAGCTCATCAGTTAAGTATATAATAGAAAATATATCTTCATAAAAATATAACAAGTCCGCAATAGGTGGCTGCCTTTTAAAGGATAAACAGTATAACCACCTAGTCACATTTACATAGTGGCGAGACACCTTATAATGACGGGAAACCCCTTAGAGCCTTAACTACTACTTATATATTGGAAACATTATATAATATCTAGGATAATGACCTCAGAAATAGTAAAAACGTTAAGGATTGGGCAATCCGCGCTCACTAAACCTAAATCCGTTATGATAGGATATGGTTTATGTTCAACGACCGCACGGGTGTCGGTTAATAATGAAGGAAATAATCAATCCTGAATTAGCTTAAGATACAGTCTAGCCCTTATATGAAAATATAAGGACCATCGCGTTCGATGGTGACGAAATGGACCTTTAAAGTTTAGTTTCAAACAGGTAGCTGCTTTTATGGTTGAGTAAGACATCATAAAAGATAAACAGTGTAACTTACTCTTAAATATAACTACCTAGTCAGATATATAACTGGCAAGATAACTCAATTGCGGGAAACCCCTTAGAGCCTTGATTACCGCGATTTAAAAGAAATTTTAAATGCAGCAGTAGGGTAATAACCTCACGGATGGTAAAAATATCAAGGATTGGGCAATCCGCAGCGAACTCCTAAAAATTTAATTTATGGAGTGCGTTCAACGACTAGTAGATGATTACACATCGAATAACGGTTATCGGTTCTTTTAAAAAGAGAAAAAAATGATTTTAAATTGCTAATCTTATATTAATATATAAATGGAAGAAAATACTGGATACATATATTGTATAACAAATATCATAAATAATAAAAAATATATTGGTGCTACTACTAGAACAGTAGAAAAAAGATTTAAACAACATTTAAGCGATGCAAAAAATAATAGAAATAATGGATGTACTTGTATAAAAAATGCTATGCAAGAATATGGGCAAGAGTGCTTCATAATAGAAACTTTATTAATTTGCACCATTAAAGATATTGATTTTTATGAAAATAATTTTATTAAGTTATATAATACTATAACACCAAACGGATATAATTTAAAAACTGGAGGTAATTTAGGGTCAAAACATTCCGAAGAAACCAAAATAAAAATAGGAAATGCTCATAAAGAAAAAAAAGTATCAGAAGAAACCAAAACTCTTATAGGTAACACCAGTAAATATAGAAATATGTCCGAAGAAAATAAAATTAAAATCAAATACGCTTTAGATAAGTTAGGGTTAAAAGATTTACCTATGTATATTGTATTCTCAATTGATAAAAGATATAATAGAAATGTTGAAGTTATAAATGTTAGAGTACCAAAAATAAAAATAAAAAAGTTTTCAGTAAAAAATATGTTATTGGAAGATAAAATAAGACTAGCAATTAATTATAAAAATTCTCTACTTTAAAAGAGCTTAAGGTATAGTCTAAGCTTATAAGGAAACTTATAAGAGTATTTTTAACTATAAATACAGGTTAAAATACATTCTGGAACATACATATCCCCCAATCACAAGAAGCACAAGCAGAAATGCGTTTGATATCTGCTTCAAAAAATTTTATAATATCCGCACAAAGTAGTAAACCAAATATGTGTATAGTCCAAGATTCTTTACTTGGTGCATATAAAATGACAAAAGGGCTTCAAATGGTTAGAAAAGACCAATTTTACGACCTTTCTATAACAACAGGTTTATCTTTAAAAGATATTCAAAGTAAAATACAAGATATAAGAAAAGTTTTTAGAGAAAAAGGTAAGAAGGCCCAATGTTTTCATGGAAAAGGCCTGATTTCATTAGCGTTACCAAATGATTTAAATTATGAGAAAAAAAATAATGTAAATCCCGATGAACCAATAGTTAAAATATATAAAGGTGTGTTGTATGAAGGAACACTTGATAAAAGTACATTAGGAGCTGTAAATAACTCATTAATTCAAATTATACATAAAGAGTATGGACCAGATATAACAGCATCATTTATAGACTCTATTCAATTTATAAGTAATGGATGGTTATTATTAGAAGGGTTCTCTATAGGAATTGAAGATTGTTTAGTTCAGGATGAAAAAAAAGCACAAGAAATTAGCGATGTAATTAAAAAATGTCTTATAGAAGCTGAAACTATAAAATCTACAACTTCTCATGCGGGTATTAGAGAAGTTAGAATTACGGGCGCTCTAAGTAAAGCAAAAGATATTGGATTAAAAATTGCTAAAGATTCACTTAGTCAAAATAATAATTTTCTTTCAACAGTTAAATCTGGATCAAAAGGAGACTACTTTAACGTTGCTCAAATTACTGGTTTACTTGGACAACAAAATTTATTAGGTCAAAGAATAAATCCGGTTTTAAATAATGGGAAAAGAACTTTACCACACTATCCATTAGAAAATTTATCAATAGAAATGGAATACGAGTCAAGAGGTTTTATTGACTCTTCTTTTATTAAAGGTTTAAATCCAAGACAATTTTACTTTCACTCTATGAGTGGAAGAGAAGGTTGCTGTGATAAAATGTGTCACAAACAGGTAGTCGCCTATAGGTTTTTTGTCATACCTAAAAGGATAAACGATGTAAGACAAAAGTTTTTAAGTTATTTTAAAAACATATAACTATCTAGTCATATAATTTATATGGCAAGACTCCTTATAATGACGGGAAGTCCCTTAGAGCCTTAATTACAACTTCTATACTAGAAATTATATAGAATACCAAGGGTAATAACCTATGGTTTTGTAAAAATATTAAGGATTGGGTGATCCGCGCGTAAAAAACCTAAGTCCGTGATGGCAAGGATATGGTTTTCGCTCAGAGACTAGTAATTTTAATAAAATGAATAACGGGAGTCGGTAAGTAGTAATATAGCCAATTATGAACTTGCTTAAGATATAGTCCGCCCTTTTTTGAAAATTAAAGGATTACGCGACAGCGATGAATACATCTGTATCAGGATATATTCAAAGAAGAATTGTAAAACTAACTGAAGATATAAAAGTTCAATATGATGGAACATGTAGAGACACTATTGGTTCAACATATCAATTAGCATACGGAGAAGATGGTATAAATCCTTGCGCTACAATAAAAGTGGGAAGTACACAAGAACTAGTAGATATACAAAATCTCGCAACTAAATTAAATATAAAGCATGAAGATAATAGTAAAAAAGTAAAAAGTAAAATAGTAAAGTAGTAATTAATATTTTATACCTGTATATAGGTATAAAATAAAACTTTTAATTCGGTAAATTTTTCATACTTAAGTACCCTGTATTTGACTTTGGATTATATGTATAATGACATTTAGACATATATTTAGGATTACCATATAAAGCAGGTATATTTGTCGCATATGGATTTTCTATAGGTCCAGGCCATCCAGAATAAGTATTAGACCAATACTCTCTTTTATACATTAAAATTGACACAGTAACACCGGCTATTAAACTTAGTAAAAATAGTAAACGTAAAATCATTTTATTATTAAAAATATTTTAATATTTCATTAAACAAATGTCAGAATATATTCCTATTATTCTACCATCAATCTTGGGTTATGGTACCGCTATGATTTGTGGTGTAAATAAGGATTCAGGAGCAGTAGTTCCTATAAGACCTCCTCCTATTGTATTTTCAATAGTCTGGCCTATACTTTATTTAATGCTAGGGTTTTCATGGTTCTATGCCAGAAAAAATAATAACGTTATTTCAGACTTATTTTATAGCATATTAGTATTTTTATTAAGTGTATGGATATTAGTTTATTCCTGTCAAAAAAATAAAAAACTAGCTATATATATACTTCTATTATCTGTTATTACAGGTATATTTGCTTATAATTTTTCTTTAAATTTTAATAGCAAACTATTAATAGCGCCTTTAATTGCATGGTTAATATTCGCAACTATTTTAAGTATTACTGAAGTAATACTTTTGAAATAAAATTTTTAAACTAATATTTAAGTTTAAAAATAATAATAATTTTTACTCATAAAATTCTTCTTCAAACTCTTCCTCTTCCTCCTCTACTTCTTCTAACTCATCTTCATCCACATCTTCATGATTTAATTCATCTTCTATATATTCTTCCAATTCATCATCACCTTCTCCTTCCTTATTACTTTTACTATCTAGATTATCAGGAATAACATATGCGAATTTATACTTGTTGCATAAGTTAATATCTTCTTTTGTTAATTGTGAAATAGAACCATCAGAATTTTGCTTTCCATAAACCTTCTTTTCTTTATTATCAAAAACAAAAGATGTTTCCTCATGTTCATAATTATTGAATTTATTTCTTTTTATTGCTATACTTGGTACCTTAGCCACTAATTTTGTATTTATATTTTCTTGTGACTTTAAAATTGTTTTTTTACATTCATCATTTGAAAGAAGCTCAATCAATTCTGCTTTTGTACCTTTAGTTTTTAAACCTTTACTTTTACACATTTTTTCTAGTTCAGGTTTAGTTAATTTACTTAAACCATTAACCACTTTTTGTTTGTTATCATCGTACGTTTTTTCTTCACTATTCTCTTTTGAGTTCCACATCTTAACTAAATCATCTTTGTTAATCTTGTACTTAATGGATACTTTATCGATGTACTTCAAAATAGCGTCGTTAATTAAAATTTGTACGTTTTCAGAGAATGACATTTTTTATTTTATTCGTTTAACTTATTTTTTAAATATCATTTTTTATTTTTTTTAATTTATTTTGTTAAACTTGATTACCGCAAAAGAAATTATATCTATTTCTTTTTAGTTTAATTGATATATTTTTGTACTTCGATATAAATATTGCTCCGTTTAATATCAACTTACAGATTGATACATTAACTGGTATTCCAAATAAATTATATTTTGATATGTATGCATGTAGTTCTTCTGTATGTACATCTAATTTTATTTTTTTCTCCTTATCTTCACTTAGTTTATTTTTATCTACTTTCTTTGATTTATAGCCACGACGGCCATTTGCCCCATCATTATTATCTCCGTAATCATCTTCATTATCGTCGCTATATTGATTATAATCATAATCACCTAGTTCCGACATTACTTCTTCTTCAACTTCTTCTTCAACTTCTTCTCTTTTACCTTCTTCACCTTCTTCATCGCTATCCCTTAAATATTCATCTCTATATTCAAATTCTGGTTCTTTTCCTTCTCCTTCTTCTCCTTCTTCTTCTCCTTCTCCTTCTATTTCTTCATCAACTATAGGTCTAAAATCTTCTCCCTCTTCTCCTAATATAACATCTTTAATATTCTCGTATAATAATTTTTCATCTATAGTTTTAAAATCTATTGTAACCATATTCTTAGTATTTAAAATAATAGAAACCGCTAATCCTATATCAAGTTGTCCCAGTTCAAAATCGGTAACCTTTTCATTTCTAGATAAAATTTTATTTTCTCCTATAACACCTTCCTTATATATTTTTTGTATATTTAAAAGAATATTTAGAATTGCCCCTACTATGCAATTTATTTCATTAATTGCTGTCGGCATTATTTTTAAGCAAGGATTGTTGTTAGATATAATTATATTTGACTCGTATAATATTTTTTCTATATTGTTTAATGTAGGTTCGGAAATATTATTTACTAAAAATAGTACGCTTGAAAAAATATTACTCCAAAATACACCATCATATACGTAAAATATATTTTTATACTTACTCTTTATTCTATCTCTATAACTAGAGGGAATATTTTTTATATTAACACTATCAGCTAAAAATAATAAATCTTTCGATTTCATGTAAATATTTTTAATTATAATTTTAACACCATTATCTATCTCAAAATTAATTGTTGTATCGTATTTTAGTTTATAATATTGATTGAACTTTAGAATTGTTTTACACATATCATCTGTCTTTGAATTAACCCATTCTTTAATCATTAAACTTCCATTTTTAACCTGTAAAAAATCTTTACACATCTTATCTATATCTGAATCGGACCATTCTTTTGCGGTTAAACTACCTTGTGAATATAACTTATTAAAATCATTTGCATTTATTAAAGTTGTGTCTAGTCTGTTAGTCGTAATTTGTTCTCTTAAACACATTAAATATTTGCCTACAAAGTTTAATCCTTGATTCACCATAGCAACTTTTCTTGATGTAAGTATAAACTCTTCTGTGGAACTATAATTTTCTCTTTTTATGTTATAAGTTGTAATATCTTTTGTACCAAGATAACTATCTCTTTTATCGTTATAAATAATATTATTTGATCCTGTTTTTATTAATATATCTTGATACTCATTATTTATAAATTTAATATCTAAAGCTTCTTTGGCTAATATTTCAAATTTTTTAGCATTTTTAATTGAGCTAACATATGTCCAATATTCGGCAAGAAAATCATATCGAAGAAATTTTGATGGAGGATTCGGTTTTCCTCCAAATAAATTATTATACACATCAAGTGGATAGTTTAAAATATAATTATAAGCATCTCTTATTGTGTTTACTTCATACTCCAAACTAAATAATAATGTATATAAATAATGGGATATAGTAGGGTACTCTAAATTTTTTATTTTTAACATACCAGTATAGTAGATTGGAGATAATAACTGAAGATTATAGTCCTCAATTACATAATTTAAAGGAGGTTTTCCAGCAAATATTAGTACGGGTGTCCCAACATTTATGAGCTCGATAGGAACATTAAACTCATCTTCTTTTAAATCAGGGACTATATCTTTTTTTTTAAGTTCATGTATCTGTGCAATTGCTTTTGTTAAAGTAAAATCATTTTTAAGAGGGTCATGATATTTAACAGGTTTATATTCAAAATTATTTACTTTTTCATTTATTTCTTTTTCTGAAAAAGAAGGTGTTCCATCTTCTTTTTTTGAACTTTCAAGTTTAAGGCGATATTTTTTTATCGCTTCTTTTACTTTTTTTTCAAAAATATTTTTTTCTTTCTTAACCTCTGTATCTATTTTTATTTTTATTTTTTCATCCAATTTTCTTTTTTCTTCGGCTAAAAATTTTTTTTGTTCTATTTTATCCTTATTTTCTTTTACATATTCGTCATATTTATTTTTTATTTCAGCTAGTTGGGCATTATACCACATTGAAAAAGCTTTATCAGATTTTAGTATAATATTTTCAACTACTTTAAAATCTCTATCGTTTAATCTACTTTTATCTACAACTTGAAATTCTGTATTAGGTTTTATTTCTTTAACTTTTTTAAGTTTTTTTTGTAGTTCTATTTGTTGTTCATACACTTTTTCTAATTCTTTTTTTGCTTCACTACCTTCTTTATATTTTTTTTCATAATCATCTTCATCATCAGAAGCTCCATCATCGCTAGAACTACTATCAACTATTTCCTCCATAAATTCTGACTTTTTATTTTTTTTCTTTATTTTAGGTTTTTTTACCTTATATTCACCAAAATCTAAAGGATTGAAAGGACGATCTTCATCTTCTTCTAACTCAACTATAGGTAGTAGTTGTGGTTCGATTTCTAATTTAACCTCTTCAACATACTCTTTCTTTTTATTTTTTTCTAAAAAATTAACATCTGTAATATCAATAAGCTCAGCATCTTTTATTTCCTCTTTACTTGGAATATCTGCTCTTGAGGTTAAGATTTTGACTTCATCTTGAAGATCGTTTGGATTTTCCAACAAATCATAATACACTTTATTTCTTGTTGTATCAAATTGTTCATATGTTATATTCGATATCATCTTATTTTTGTACATTTCTTGCTTTTCTTTATCTAAATCTGGAAATTTTTTCTTAATAAGATCTTGGACATACATATCAAATACCTTATTTTTTAGATTATTCTCTTTTCTAATAGCAAGATTTTGTAAATCTTTTCGAATTTTATATATCAAAATATTTGGATACAAAACAGCTAGATTAATAAAGCTTTTATCTTCCTCCGATGATTCATTATAAAATTCTAAGATAGTAGATTTTGTAGGTAGATAATTCAAATAATTTTTTTCCGAATATTTTGTAAATACTTCTTCAGGTAAAAACACTTCATCTTTATAAAAATATTTTTTATCGGTAGAATATTTTCCAACTTGATATTTTAATAATTTTTCTCTTCCATACTTATTAATTATTTCATCGAAAGATAAATCAAAGTATTCTTTTAAATCATCGTCATTATCAAATGCATTTTGTAGCGTATATCTAGCTAAATATGCTTTATATATTAGTTCTTCTCTTTCGGCAATCTCTCTTTCTCTTTTTTTTTCATTTAAAACTTCATCTCTAATTTGAACCATATAATTACCTAACATATTTTTTCCATCCCCGTCTTTTCCATCTCCCAAAAAAACGTTGTTAGACTTATATATTATAGGAGAGTTTCCAGTTGAAAGTAAAATATCCATTATCTTAGGATTCTGAAATTTAACTCTTAAAGCTTCTAGTAATCCGACAGATAAAACATCTTGTTCTGATTTACACTTGTAGCGGTCAAATTTATCATGAATATCTATTGGATTTGCTTTTTTAATTTTGTCGTTATACATTATAGATGGCAAAGCTTTTGTATATATGTAATTTGATATAGATAACCAGCTTTCATCATCGATATTTGTATAAGATTTAAAATTATTACTTAAGGGACCATAATCGCCGCGCACGCTATAAATTTTAATAGATTCCATTTTTATTATATTAATATTTTTTATTTTTTGATTTAAATATATATTTTTTTTAAATAAATTAATATGGCTGGATTACTATTTTTAGGAAATGATGATTTTAATATAGCGAAAGGTACAAATGGACCTATCCTTTGTAATACATTATCTGGATTCTCGTTAATTCTTTTTTATTCTGTGCAATGCAAACATTGTAACTCTTTAATACCTGTATTTAAAAAATTACCAGGGTCAATAAATGGATGTCAATTTGGGTTAGTCAACATTAACCTTCATAAGGAACTCATAAAAAAATCAAAAAATACTATACTTCCAATAACCTATGTACCTCTAATTATCCTATTTATATCTGGCAAGCCTTATATGATTTACAAAGGGCCTCATGATGGCAATGAAATAAGAAGATTTATAGTTGAAGTCTATAACTCGGTTAATAGTAAACAAAAATTTACAAACGAAAGTAACAATAATCAAAGAAAAATGCACCAAGTAAAACAGCATCCTATATTAGGTGATATGGGAATACCTTTGTATGGTGATTCAGATGCTGTTTCATATTTGGAATTTAACGAACAAGAAGGGTATCATGTACCCCAAGTTAAAGAAGATAATTCTTTTTTAAAATTTACTGAAAATAAAGGCTATTTTAAATAAAAAATTGAATTTTAAAAGGTGTGATAACTTTTAAAATAAAAATGTCCACTATTATATTTCCCTTATACAATAACTTGGCTAAAGACTTAGAAAATGAAGAAATGTCACAAAAAGAACAAGACAAGTTTATGAAACTTGTAAAAACTTTTGATACTGCTGGGTGTGAAATTATTTATATACTTATACTTTGTTATCAGTTAGAAAATAACCATAATGCAAATTCAATGATATTACCATATTCCGGCAAGTTTATCAACAACGATATTATGTTTGATTTTAATGACCTTCCTTATGATCTTAAAAAAATTTTGTACAAGTTCGCTAAAATTCACACTAAAAAAATGAAGGAAGAGAATGCTCTCAAAGAAACTGCTGCTGAAAATCCTTTATCTTAATTGTAAATATAGAACATAAATTAATGTAGTAAGCATAACTAATAGTATTATACTTTTAATTTTATTTTTATTGTTTGAAATAAAATTATAGGGTGGTTTTTTCGTTGAATATTCAGGTATTGAATTTGTTTCTTTATCCCAATATTTACAGGCACCCCAACAATCTTTATTTCTTCCAACTGTTGAATTATTATATAAAGTTTCATCTGTCTTTATATCTCTAGTAACATTAATTAATGGTACCGGTTTACACTGATCATTTTCACAATAATATCCGATCATCTTAGATATGACACAAAATGTACTCTTCATAAGTGTATCACTTTCTTCCGATAATTTTTCTATTGTGGCATATTCGCCTATCAAAATATTATCGCTATTTAGTTTAAGAGCTATATTATTAGAGTAAAAAATAGTAAACTTATCAGCGTAACTAATCGGTGTATTTAATTTACTTTTATCATACACTCCATCCATGTTTAAAGGTATAATTTTAAAAAAAGTATTTACTTCATCTATATTAGATTGCGTCCATATAAAAGTATTTGTTAAACTATTAAAGGTTAGAAATAAAGTACTTTTTTCGATAATAATATTAAACTCTGCTCCGTATAGTATATTTTCATTATTGGTTAATTGTTTTACAGCACTATATTTAGGTATAATTTGAATATTTACATTATTATCGTACTCTTTTAAAAATTCAATTCTATTATCCTCTAATTTTTTATCGCTTAATATTAAGCCCGTTTGACAATTTCTTAATAATAACACATCAAAATAAAAAAATATATTTGAGCGCAAAGGCGGAAATTCATATTTCTTTGTATTTATAAATGTAGAGACTGAAACATCGTCCAACTTTGAATGTACATCTTGACTTACAACTTTATAAACAGCATTTATATCTGGATATAAAGATGTTCTTAATGGAACACACAAACTTTTGCCATTTTTAAATTGAACATGATACCCAAATCCATCGGTTGATTTATCTATACATTCTTCGATAGGTATATTATAATAACATACACCATTAATTGTGTCTGCACAATCAACTCTATTATAACTCATATTATCAATCGCGGCATTAGGCCAAACTAACCAGTCTTCTTTATATTTCCATGGTTTGGTTAACATTTATTATATAGGTTAATTTTTAAAGTGTAAAAAAAAAATTGATTTTTAAAAAATCAAATTTAAAAAAATAATATACTAAATAAAAATGTCAGACATCCAATTAACTTCAGCCAAAGGCTACAACGTCAATAATATTATCTTTTCAAAGCCACAAGCAGGAGGTTTAAAAGACACTTCTGTTAAATTTCGTAGAATTTATTTATCAACAAAATATCAAGATGGTACAGAAGGTGATTTAATTATTTCTACTCCTAGAATTTTTTCTTTTGGAGTAGTTGAAAATGTATCTCCAGAAGATAAAAATAAAATTAACGGATTTGTATTTCCTCTTGTTTTATTTAACAAAGATGGACCTTCAGATGACGAAAAAATATTTTTAGATACATTTAACAAGATTATTAACCATTCTAAGAAACATCTTTTAGACCATAAGAAAGAACTGAAGCTTCCATCTCTTGATGAATCTGATTTAAAGAAGTTTAATCCAATCTTTTACAAGAAGGACAAGGAAACTGGTGATATTGCAGATGATGCATTACCAACTCTTTATCTAAGATTAGCATTATCTAAGAAGGATGGTGTTGATAAGATACTAAGTTCCTTTTATGATAAAAGAACTGGAGATGATCTAAACGCCATGGACTTACTTAAGAAGTATTGCTGGACTACAGCTGCTATTAAGTTTGAGTCAATTTTTCTGGGAAGTAAGATTTCATTTCAAGCTAAGCTTTATGAAGCGGATATTGAACTCTTGAATTCTGGAAAGAAAAGACTACTTCCAAGACCTAAGGCTCAATTATCCGTCGAGATTGATGATTCAAGAGATGAAGAAGAAAATGTTCAAGAAAATGTTCAAGAAAGTGTTGATGATAATGAAGAAACATCCAGTATTATATCTGACATAGATGAAGCTCCTGAGCCAGAACCTGAACCAGTTAAGAGTGTAAAGAAGATTACTAAGGTTGTGAAGAAGAAGAAGGGAGAGTAAAAAAAAAATAAAAATTAACTTAAATTTTATAACATATTATATGTTTTAAAATTTACTTTTTATTATAAGCATGTTTTATGTTTATTGGTTCTAATTGCATTTCAGATTGCTTTATTGAAAATGAATCCTTATTTTCATAATCTTTATATGTAAAATAATTTGCCGTATTTTGACTTGATATCGGTATAGGTTTCATATCCCTATAGTTTGTATCTGATGATACGTATTTCTCGTTAATATCTTTATTTTTTGCATAATTTGACGTATATTTTCTCATTTATTCTATAATATATTTTTTTTAAGTCTTTATATTTTTTTCCACGTAAAAATACCATTCTTATTTGGACTAGATCTATATACTTCCCCATCATTTCCTTTTTTTGATTTATTTTTGCAATTTTGTGCTGGATATGGTGGTCCAGGTCTACTTCTGTATTTCTTTAAATTAGATTTTTCACATTTTCCAAGAGACTTTGTTTTCGACTTTGTCTTTCTCTTTGTCTTTCTCTTATACTTTGTCTTTCTCTTTGTCTTTCTCTTTGTCTTTCTCTTTGTCTTTCTCTTTGTCTTTCTCTTTGTCTTTCTCTTTGACTTTCTTCCAACAGTTTTAGTACATATTGCCCACGGATTGTAACATCCTTTACCTTTCCATTTTTTAGACTTACAACTCTTAGGTTGTTTACTTTTTACTTTTAATACACATCTTTCAAATTTATCCAAATACATTTTATTTTAAATAAGAAAAAAAAATACAATAATAAATGTCATCTTCTTCAACATTAACAACCGATACATTATTTTATTCACAGCTAACAATTACTCTAGCTGGTATGGTATTTACAGGTGCTTTAATCATTATACAGCCTAATAATTTAAATGTTTACCTTCCTATTTTTTCTTCTTTATTATTTTCTTGGTTGCCATCTCCTATTTCTACAAAAAATATTCAATCACAACTTAAAGGTGTTGAAGATAGAATTGCTGTCATGCATCATAAGATGGCTAAAAAAAATATGTCAAGACCTAGAGATGAGTATAAAGAAGAAGATAATTTAGTTTAATTTTATTGTTCGATATATTATCATTAATTTTCCAACTACTTTAGAGTATAATTTAAACTTAAGTAATTTTTTTTTTATTTTATCTTTTATAAAAGAATACTTTGCAAATCTTTCGCAAAATTTACAATACTGATATCCTTGTCGAGTATAAATATTTTCTATTATATAAGTAGTTTCTTTTTCTTTATTTTCACAGAAAGAACATCTATACATATAAATCATAATCATTCTTTTTAAAGCAGGATACTTTAAAGTTTTTAAAATATTTTCGTACTGAATACAAAAATCATTTTCGTACTTATTTAAAAATTCGGATAATTCTATTATACTTGAAAGTGAGTTTAACTCTTGAATACAAATTTTTTTATCATCACAAATTTTAAAGTTCTTATTTTTAGAGTTTAGATATGTCTGTAAAATTAAAAAATCATAGTATCCTCTAAAATGAGGATACATTTGTTCGGTAGGATTATAATATTTAAGGTTATCGTAAAATCTTTTAATCAAGTCAGAATTCATTTTAATATTATAGCTGTAATATTAAAATTAAAATTAATTTGCAAAGTATCAAAAACTTTTTGAAGGAGATGCTTTTACGAAATTTATTTTTTTAAAAGTTTTTCTGGAGATTTTTTTTTATAATTTCAGAAATTTATTTTTTGAAAATCAAAAATTAAAAACATCTCCTCCGAATTTTTAAAATCCGATACTTTAGAATTTTTGATTCTTTTGAATTTTTAAAATCAAAAAAAAAATCAACACACACACAATTATTTTTTTTATGTGTAATAATAAAATTTTAATTAAAGGTGATATTCAGCTTTGCTAAAAATTTTATTATGTATTTTTATCAAATTTTATCACTTTTTAATAAATTTTGATAAATACAATTTAAAAGCATGATTTGTAGTATAAAATGGAATGTTGTTATTGTAAAAAAATTTTATCTAATAAATCAACTTTAAATACACATCAAAAAACAGCAAAATATTGTATTAAATTACAAAATATTAAAATAGAAACAAACAATTTTGAGTGTAATTTTTGTAAAAAAATACATTATACAAAACAAAATTTATTAAGACATTTAAGTAGTTGTAATGAGAAAAAAAAACAGGAAATAGTAAAAGAATTAGAAGAACAAGAAAAATTTTATAAAGAGCAACTTGAAAAACAAGAAAAATTTTATAAAGAACAACTTGAGAAAAAAGAAGAACAAATTAAGTATCTAGTTTCTAAACTTGAGAAAATTGCAAATAAAGCAATTGATAGACCGACTATAACTAATAACACTATAAATAATAAAATAGAGCTTCATACTTTTCCTTCTCAAAAAGAAATAGACAGAAAAATTGAAAGTCAGTTTAACGATAAATATTTATGGGATGGTATGAAAGGTGTAGCTCAATTTGTATATGAACATATAATTAATCTAGAAGATGGAAGTATTGCATATGCATGTTTTGATACTTCAAGACAGGTTTTTAAATATAAAGATGAAAAGGGGAATGAAATTAAAGATCCAAAAGCTACTAAATTAAAAAAGATGATAAAGCCAGGTTTATTAAAACAATCTAAAACTTTATATAATTATTTTAACGACGAATGTGATTACTTAGAAAAAAGAAAAAATAATGGTTTAAACATAGATGGCAAAGAGTATAATACGATAAATACTCTAAGAGATAAAGCATTTGAAGTAGGTTGTGAAATTCTTAGTTTGGAAGATACGAATAAGTTTAGCAACGAACTTGCGACAATAAGTTGTATTTAAATATTTTTAAAAATATAAATTTTTTAAAAATAAAATAACCTTATTATAAGTTATTTATGGTATAATTATTGTTAAAATATTCATCGTTTTCATTTCTAGATAAAATTTTATTTTTTCTAAATAATCTATCGTTGTTTGAACAAGGTTCTCATAATCAGATATTATACACCTTGGATCATCATCCAAACTTTTTTCTGTAATAACAGGAATACCAAGTTTTAACCATGGTTCACATCTTGCACTTTCAAAAATTTTAAAATCATCATCGCAATGTATATTTAAAATAATTTTACATTTTGCTAACTCTTTATCACGTTCATCACCCCATGATAAAATAATGTTTATTTTTATACCTTTACTTTTTAGTTCATTTAAAATTTTTTCTCTTCTATAACTTAAACACCCACAAAATCCAACTTCATATTCAAAACTTTCTTATTGAAATGTTTTTAGTTTATTAATATACCATTCGGGACTTTCTAATGGAACATGTTTTACATTTTTGATATTATTTTCTTTTAAGATTTCAATGTTAATTAGACTATAATCCCATATTTCTAACACATTATCATTATTTGAGATACTTATAACTTAGCTTAAAATATTTTCTCTTGTTAATTGTTCTGTATTATAATAGATACATTTTTCCAAAATATTTGCTTCTAAACCAACCCATATTGGAATGTCAGGATTTTCCAAATTTATCGACTCTAAGAAAAAGACAAAACTATCCACCCATTGACTAACATTTGTTAAAACCTTATTTTTCATATTTTTTATTTCTCTGTTAATTTTTCTTTAAATACTATTTTAATTTTTCATAATACTCAATCGCCTTTTTATTTGCGATAATTTTTTTTATATTTAAGTTCTTTATGCTTAACCCTTCTAAATTTTTTACTCTAGATAAAGCTACATATCCTTGTCCATATTCAAAAATACCGCTTAAATCTAATTCCGCAAAATCAATAGTTAAACCTTGACTGCGGTGAATAGTAATAGCGTATGCTACTTTTAAAGGTATCTGTGTAATACTTAAAATTTTTTCGCTACCTTCTTCTATAATCCACTCTTGATAATTAATTAAAGTTTCCACACCATTCATGAATTTAACAACTGGTAAATCATCTTCAAATCTTGTTATTATACCTCTGCTACCATTTGCTAAACCTATTTCTAAATCTATATTATATAGTAACATAACTTGCGCTCCAATACATACTTGTAAAATTTGAGGGGCTATACAATTCTTCTTTATTTTTTCATCTACAAACTTTAAGTTTTTTTTCAAAACATTAACTTCTAACTCATACTCAAAAAAATTTAAATTATTATTACTTAAACAAAGTTTATCAAGCTCTTTTTGATTTTCTTTGTCTACATCTGTATTTAAAGAATATATTTTTGTAGGAAGAATTCCATTTTCATTTATTAATTTTTTATTTACTCTTGATTTGAGTATCTTAATAGTATTTTCTGATAATTTTCCAATTCTAACTTCATTAAGACATGTTTGAAAAATATCATCTGTTTGTCTAAAAATTTCCGTTAAATATATAGGATACTTAACACAATCATTCCATGATTTAGCTTCAAAACAAAATTCATTTTCAGCTTCAATACAAGGTAGTTGGAGGAAATCGCCTGTCAAAACTAATTGTATTCCTCCAAAAGGAAGCTCACTATATCTTAATTTTCTAGCTAATAATTCCAATTTATCAAAAAGTTTAGGAGATAACATAGATATCTCATCTATAATAAGTGTTTCTAACTGACACCATCTTTTAAACATGAACGCTTTTTTCTTTATCTTTAAATATAAATTTTCGACACTATCTTTACCAAGTCCAATTCCTAAAAAAGAGTGTAATGTTGTTCCTCCAATTAAAACAGCCGATGTCCCAGTTGTAGAAGTTATACCAATATTTTTATGCTCTTTATATTCTTTATAAAAGAGTTTGATAATAAGACTTTTACCTGTACCACCCATTCCAGTTAGAAATACATTATACCCTTTTACTATTTTATTCAAAGCGTCTTTTTGTTTTTCTGATAAATTAAATCTATCAATATTTTTAACGGGTACTTTTATAGTTTGAAAATTATTTCTAATCTCTGCAAGTCTGAAATTAAGTATCAAATTTATTTCAGTCCCCATTTCTATTACTTTTATTTTTCTATAATTTATTTCACTTGGATGTAAGACTATTAAAAACATATCTCTAATCTTCTTTCCATAAAAAGTTTCTAATATTGTTTTATATAAATTAAGCTGTAATGAATAGTGATAATAATTGGAATTTATTACATTATCTAAAGGTGGTTTTCCTTTTTCATTATTGAAAGATTTAAAAGATATATCCTTGCTTCTTTTCCAGTCGTAAATAGATAATGAACCATCACTATTTTGAAAAACAGCATCTATAGAACCAGTAATTCTATGTATTTCTGAAAATATAAACCATTCTGTTCTATATATCTTTATATCTTTATGGTCACTAACAAAGTTTAAAAAGTATTCATATTCTGGTGTATCATTTGTAACTTCTATTTCATTATAAAAATTTTCTATATCTTCATGTAACGAAGTTCCTAAATCTCTAGATATTTTGCCGTTTGATTCCCATACATTTTTAATGTCTTCTGCAGACATTTTATAATATTTATATTCGGGATTTTCTTGATGGTCCAAAGAGTTTAAAATATTTTTAATAGCAGAGCTACTATCAAACTCTTTGAAAAATTGCTTGATAAATGTTGTACTCGAAATAATGTTTTCAGAGTTATCATCAATCCAATATTTATGTCCTTCTTTTTGAAATTTAATTCTTGCATCAAATGGATGCGCATTTTTTTTAGATAAAATCATAGTGTATATCTTATTAAAAATTATTTAAATTTAAAATCAATTTTAAAAATCCCTGAATTTTAAACGCCATAAAAAAAAATTGATAATAAAATTTATTTTTCATAAAAATTTTAAAAGAATATGATTTCTGAAAGCTTAAATAAACTAAGATTATATAAAACTTTTGACTTGTCTAACAATCTTAAAATGATTGATTTTGATACTCTTATAAAAATGAAGGAATATTTGGATGACAAGTATTATAATACAGGAGAAAAATGCGAATTTACTGATGAACAATATGATGTACTTAAAGATATTATATCAGGATTTGATAAAAAAGAAAAAAATAAAGTTGGAATAAAAGTTAGAGAAGACAATAATAGAGTTAAACTTCCTTATTGGTTAGGGTCGTTAGATAAGATTAAACCTAAAGACAAAAATAAACTTGAAAATTGGATAAAGAAAAATAAATCTGACAAATATTTGGTTGAAAATAAATTAGATGGTATTAGTTGTTTATTAACCTGTAATAAAGATAAAATTAACTTATATACAAGAGGAGATGGAATTATAGGTGCTGATATAACACATATTTTAAAGTATATAAAGAATATACCTGATATAAAAGATAAAGATAAGATTGCTGTTCGGGGAGAATTAATAATAAGTCAAAAAGTATTTCAAGAAAAATATGCAAAAGATAATGCAAATCCCAGAAATATGGTTTCTGGATTAGTAAATGCGAAAAATTTAAAAGAAGAAATAAGAGATGTTGATTTTGTGGCGTATGAGTTAATAATAGATAAAGAATATCAAGTTTCTTCTGATAATCAAATAAAAATATTAAGCGATTATGGCTTTAAAGTAGTTAAAAATAATATAATAAGTTTTGAAGAGTTAAATATGGGTGTATTAGGAGAAATTCTTTTGGAGAATAGAAGAACTTCTAAATATGAAATTGATGGAATAATAATACAGGCTATTAAAGAGTATAAAAGAAATACTAAAGATAATCCAAAATATGCTTTTGCATTTAAGATGACTATGGAAAATAATATAATAGAAGCACAAGTAGATGAAATAGAATGGAATATATCTAAACATAAGTTATTAAAACCTCGAGTAAAAATAATTCCTGTAAATTTAAATGGAGTTACGATCACGTATGCATCTGGTTTTAATGCAAAATTTATAGTAGAAAATAGTTTGGGAAAAAATTCTATAGTAAAACTAACAAGGTCTGGTGATGTGATACCTTTTATAGTTGAAGTAATTAAGTCGTCAAAGAATCCAAGTATGCCAGAGTTTAAATATAAATGGAATGAAAATAAAGTTGATATTATAATTGAAGATGACGAAGAAAATATTTCAGAAATCAAAATGATATCTTCTTTTTTCTCAAGTATGGGAATAAAAAATGTAAGTGATGCAACAGTAGAGAAAATTTACAAACAAGGTTATAACACGTTAGTAAAAATATTCAAAGCAAATAAAGAAGATTTTGAAAAGATAGAAGGGTTTCAAAAGAAATTAGCAGAAAAAATATATAATAATATACATGATGGACTTAAAAATACATCAAAAGATATTTTACTTGGTTCATCCGGTATTTTTGGAGAAGGAATTGGTAAAAGAAAATTAAAAGTGCTTTTTGATAATTTTCCTGATATCTTAGAAACGAGATTGAATAAAAAGGATTTAATAAAAAAAATATCAGACATACCAAGTTATTCCGATAAAACAGCAGAAAAAATAGTTTTAAATTTAGATAAAGCCATCAATTTTTTGAATGAAGTTAAGCCATTTGTTACTTTTAATTCTATAATAGAAAAAACAGAAAAAGGAGATTTAAAAGATTTGACAATTCTGTTTTCAGGATTTAGAGATATGGAGTTGGAAAAGAAAATACTTGATAATGGAGGTAAGGTTTTAACATCTGTGTCAAAAAATTTAAAAATTTTAATTGTAAAAGATAAATCAAGTACAACTTCAAAAGTTGAAAAAGCAAGAACTTTAGGAGTCGAAATTTTAGAGTATGATGAGTTTATAGATAAATATATGTAATAAATAAAAATTGATTTTTAAAAGCATAAATAGTTTTTAAAAATATAAAGATGAATAAGATTTGTAAGAAAAATAATTGTGCAAATGAAGCTATACCAAGAGGTAAATATTGCGATTTACATAAAACAACTAAAACAACTAGACCTTCAGAAAGGTTAAGAACTAATTCTCTTCCAATAGAAGAAAATAAAGATACATATGATAGAGATTTAGAATTGGCTCTAAAAAACTCTTTAGAAGGTCTAAAAATAAAAAAAAATCAGTTTGATGAAGATAGAAAATTAAGGTTAGAACAAGATAAAGAGTATCAAGAGGCTCTGCGACTAGATACAGAAAGACTTTTAAAAGAAAAATATGAACTTGAAGAAATAGAATTAAAAAGGGCAAATACACTTCAAAATAATCCGACTGAAAAAGAAAATTATTTCAATATTAAAATCAAAATACCAAATAATTTAACTCTCTTGAAAAAATTTAAAGAAGAATCAAGTGTCAAAGATATTCAAGATTATTTAGATGTTTATTTTTTCGATAATAAAATAAAAATTAAAAACTATCTTCTAGTCGTAAATAATTTAACAAAGGTTAAATTGGATTCTAAAGATAAAGATATCTTATTATCAAGCTTAAATATGTCAAATAATTTTATTATGTTTTTAGAGAACCTTGATTCTTAAAAAAAAATTGAAATTATAATTTAATATGTTATATATTACATTATAAGACATGACCACTTTAAATTTGATAAAAAAAAGAATATGTATGGAGCCTGAGTATCTAGATACTAACTATAAAACTTATTTATTTAAGAAAATAAAAGATAATATTCAAAATGATTGCGATAAAGAGTATGGTTATTTTATAGAATTAAAAAAAATAGTTAAAATAGAAGATAATAACATAACATCTAATTCACAAATTATTTTTAATGTTGAATTTGAGGCTGAAACATTATTACCCGAAAAGGATAAAGAGTTTGAAGGTACTATATGCATGGTTTTTGGAAGTGGTGTTTTTGTAAATGTAAAAAATAAATTAAAAATATTATTACCCGTATCGGAACTATCAGGATATACATTTGATAATG